ACTTTGGTAAGGTTAAACGTTTTGTTTATTTCCTGACCTAAACTACCTAAAAATTGTTTGATTGCGTCGCCTGCATTTTCGATGCTGTTTTTGATGCCACCCGTTGCACGTGGTAGCTTTTCAAGTTCAGCGGTAATTTTTCGGATAAATTGCTCGGACGAAATACCCAGCTTTTGTAGGTTTTCCGTGTTGGAAGTTCCAAAAGCCTGCTGCATCAACGTGCGTATTTGCGGCAACCGTTCTGCAATTTGGTTGATTTCTTCCGCCGAAACAATCCCTTTGGAGCTGATTTGCGAAAGCGCCAGGATAACGCCGTCCAACTCCTGCGCACCTTTGCCCGCGATGGCAAGGCCGTTGCCAAATTGTTCTATGGTTTTTCGCGCTTCTTCTGCCGACAGCCCGACGGCCTGCAATGTAACAGAACCTCGAACGGCCTGCTCAAAACCAAGTCCGGGCGCAAGTGCCGATTGACGCAAAAGCTCCAATTCTTTGCGGGCCGCTTCTGTACTTCCTAATTGGCTTTTTAAGGCAAGCTCCAAAGATTCAAGATCGCCAGCCGCTTTGATTGCGGAAACACCAATAAGGCCCAATGGGGCCGAAATGGCAACGCTTAGCTCACTTCCAAGCGATGCCATTCTTTGCCCCGAACGTCGCAAATCCCTTTCGGCCCGTGCAAGCCCTTTGGATATGTCGTTAATGACTCCAAGCCTTACATTAAGATCCGCTATTGTTGCCATTTCTTTCTGCTTTTGCCCGGTTCATTTTTTCGATTTGCGCCGCCTGTATCTTTTTGATTTCATCGCCCGAAAGCGGTACGATCTTCGCCTTGCCTTCGTTGTCCCACGGAAAAGGCCAAAGCTTAGACGGCGAAGGGTTGGCTTTCTTTGGGTTGAAATGTGGGCTTACTGTGAAGTATGCCAGCATCCGTGTTTGCTCCCATCGTTCGCGCTGATTCAGTTCGTACCCTTCAATCGCGTTTGCAAAAAAGCGGGGTGTCATGCTCAAAAACTCTGTTTCGCTGTACCCCATTTGCGCCGCCGTCCTTTGCCATTGGTCGATGTCGACGCTTAGGCTACTTTCAGCTTCGCCGGGGCTTTCCCCGGCTTCGTCTTTTTTTCGCCCGGCTTCGATTGTTTTACAAGTGCGTCAGCCATAAGTCCAACACACTTAGCCACCACATCAAAGTCAGTCAAAATTTCGGCAACCTCAATTTGATTTGCCGCCTCTGTTACTATGTTTGGGTCAATAAATGGTAGTCCGCCAACAACTTCCGGTGTTGCCCTGCGCGCAAGGTCTGGTTGTGCTGCAATGTCCGGGGCCGGGCCATCGGGCGCATTTACACCCAAACCTTTAATGGCGTCGGCATAATCTTTGCGAAGTTTGAGCGCCTTTTTAATTTCCTCCGATTCTACCTTTATCGCGTCCGAAGATTTGACGGTTGATTTTGTTGCTTCGTCCGTTGATGTTTTAAGGAAAAAGCCAGCGTTAGCGGCCTCCCTTGCGGCCTCTTCGCGGTCTTGGTAAGCACTGCGCAAATCAAGCTCTTTTTCAACGGCTATATCAATTGCACGCGTTTGTAGTCCAAATGCCTTATCGAATTGGGCCGCCGACTTTGTGGCCTGATCCGCAAGGCTTTTGCTTTGCTTTTCAAGTTCCTGAATAATAACAGCCCTGCGCTTGCTCTGGCTAAAAGCGTCAATATTGTTTATGTTTCCACCAAAGCCAGCGTTAAGTAAAGCAGCCTCCGACGCTGTTGTTGCCGCGCCTTCCTGCAATTGCTGAATACGAAGCAAAATCTTTGCCTGCTCTTCGTAAATCTTATTTACCGCAGCCGCCTTTTGGCGCTCGGCCACGCCCTGCAAAATGGCTTTGTTTACCCTGTTTTGTATTTGCTCAAGTTCTACGTTGCTCTTTTTTTCCAGGTCAATGCCTTTCAGGTATTCCGGGTAAGCGGCCTGTAATTTGTCGATGGCCTTTTTACGGTCATCATATCCGCTGTTGGTGTTAAGCAGTACGGCAAAGTTGGCGTTTAATGCAGCAGTTTGTTCAGCCGTTTCTTCCGTTACCGATTTTGAAGCATTGGCGAAAGCATCTTGCGAAAATTTTGCCCCGTCCAATGAATCGGAAAAATAGAACACCGCAGCGGTTACGGCCGCAAGTACGGCCAGCAGGCCGCCGGTGGCTACAATCAAAGAAAGACGTATGTTGTTTGCGGCAAAGACGGCAGCAGCGGCAACGCTTTTTAATGCGCCTGCAAAGCCCCCAAGCAAGCCCGCCCCCTGCGCTAAAGTCAACTGAACGACACCTATTATTTTTATAACCGGGCCAAGAGCAACAAGAAACGCGCCTGCCGTGATGATGGCCTTTTTGGTGTCCGCGTCAAGTTCTGAAAACGCCTGCGCCGCTCCTTTCAGTGATTTAGACAATTCTTCCGCAACTTTGGTAAGGTTAAACGTTTTGTTTATTTCCTGACCTAAACTACCTAAAAATTGTTTGATTGCGTCGCCTGCATTTTCGATGCTGTTTTTGATGCCACCCGTTGCACGTGGTAGCTTTT